ATTTCTGCCTGAGATCTTCAGGCAAGGGTTGATCGTGTGCGTTGATCACATTGGTGTAGTCACTGACTGGTGCGTTTTGTCTTGTGGCCCTGATGGGTATGAGATAGTCCAGGGTTTTAATAAATTCTGAATCAACGGCAAAATCTTTGATGGATCCAGGATCGTTGACTGCTTGCTCTCGCAACTCTCGTATGTCTTTGACAAAGGTTTTGCTACCATGCTTGTCAGGCAAGTCATAGCCAAACTTGTAATAAGGTGCCCGGGTGAATTTACTCATGGGCCCATGCCAGTAGTTGTCAAAAAATACCGTGCCTACCAGGCCAGGTTCCTGGGGCAACTCAAGCGGTATCAGCACGTTCTTGTAGATGTCTTGTAGTCCTACACCAAGTCCGGTATCGGCATGCACAGGAAAATAGGTTTCACCTTTGCGATAGTCGGCACGATACATGCCCATCCAGTATTCTACTTCGTAACCGGGTTCCAGCACCCGATCCAGTATGCGTTTGACTGTGTGCTTGTCCCAACCGTCCTGGCTCCAGTTGATGTTTTTGCTGATGTTGTCGGGTCTGACATCTAGTCCAGACTTGTCTGTGTAAAAAAAGTCAACCAATTGCTGTACAGTTTCAGCATCAACGACATTTTTATGGATTTGCACTGTGCTCATTGTTGCATATACTTATTTGGTGGCAACTGGCTCACATTTAAAATCAGCATCACAGCGTTCAAAGGTGCCATTTTGTGTGTTCATTCTTACGATCTGACCGTTGTGAACTGTGAATGTATATTTGGCGTTGTCAACTGCCGGCATGCTGACCTGATATGTTAGGAGAGCGCACATAAGTGCTGTGAGTGCTATCATTTTCTATAATTTCCTTTGCCTGGTATGGTATTGCGAATCCCGCCCACTGGATCCTCTACATCTCCGGTCCGGCGTGGAATAAGATGTATGTGTGGATACATCACAGTTTGACCCGCTGCTTCTCCTGAATTGTAACCAATGTTAAACGCATCACATTCACCTTCTGCAACCATGTGCATGCCATCAGCTAAGGCATTTTCAAAAGCTCTAACTACCCAGTTAGGATTGTCGTTGTCCTTGGGCACATACAATCTGTGTCCGGGTGTGCATGGGTACTTGTCTAGATAAACAACCACTTGATTTCGGTTGTCAATTTCCGTGTCCCATGGTGCTATGCCGGCCTGTTTTGCTTCTACAAGTTTCATTTTAGTCTATCCAAAATTTAAGTTCAGTCATTGCGCGATACTGTCCTGCTGTGGTAGTCATGGCACTCAATCTTAACTGTGTCTGTTTGGTCAGTTGATTGGTGTACAAGGCTCGCACATAACCGGTGGTCTGATTCTGCACTTGCAATGTTTTATTAGTATACACTATGTTTCCACCCATGTCAACAGCAGTGGGTATCCGGGCTTGCACCGAACCAGATAGGACCACGGGTTTAACGCCGGCATATATGCCCATGTCACCAGCACGTCGGACGTCACCGAATCTGTATCCGGATTCGGCCCAGGCACCCCACATGTTGTCTACTCGAGTGATCAGGCCCGGTTGTATGTTTGTGGTCACGTGCATGGCACTGGCCTGTGCTGAGAATCCACCCCGGCGATATGTGACCACATTGTCCATGATGCCCGATCCGGTGATCTCACCCCAGGCACCACCAAAAGCCATCCAAGGATTGCTGTTGAGATAGGTGTATTGTGTGCCCACACTCCAGTTGCCTTTGCTGTACCATCTTGGCACACCCACGGTGTATTGTTTGGGCTTGTTTAGACCCATGCCGGTGTTGTCACGGCCGGCAAAATCACTACCAAAGCGTAGATTGCCCACAGTGGTCAGGGTACCATTGACCAAGTATTCGGCATGGCTGGTCAGTTCATACTGATCATTGTGTTCGGTGTTGTAACCAAACGCATTCATGGCATTGATATTCATGGGTTTAATATTGGTGGAGAATGCACGACCCAGGCTGTCGGTGACCACGGCTGCTCCGTCACCAATGTTCAGACCCGTGATGTAACCACGTATGGGTGCTATGCCACCGGTGGCAAGAGGTATGCCCAAGGTGCCGATGGGCTGGAATGCTTTTTCTGGATCCAACACATTCATGCCAAACCATGTGGTCGAACTCTGGGCCAACACTGTGTTGATCTGACCGTCGCTCATCCAAGGCCAAGCCTGTTTGATTGCAGCAGCAGTGGCCTGAGCACCAGCGGTTGTAGAACCCAGCTTGCTGAGATAAATGGCCTTTTGTTGTGTGCCGTTGTTGTAGTTTACTGCTGTGGCCAGATACATGTTGCCATCTGGGCCCCGCACAAAAACAATACCATTGCCACCACCTTCGGCACTGGCATTCAAGGCTTTTTCTAGGTTCACGCTCTGATCTATGAACGCATTTATCACGGTACCATAACTGGCCACATACTTGTGTTCCTTGGTATGTATCAAGACCTGGGCACCAGTTGATCCTGTGGTACCACCCAGCACGATGTCTATGAGTCCATCGCTGTTTACGTCCATGAGTTTGGGATTATAACTGGGCGGACTGGCGGTATTGTATCCTACCAACACCGAATCAGTTACATCCGTGAACGAGCCGCCACCTTGATTCTTAAGGAACTGAATTTCATTGAAGTCGGGCCATACACCATTGGTAATAGCAGGTCTACTGAATATCACAGCACTGGTCCTACCAGAACTGTCAAAGTCAAAGGCCAAGGCACGATAATCATGTGACCCGGCAAAGTTGTAACTGCTCCATTTGGGCAACAAGAATCTACTGTTGGGCAAGGTAGCTATCATGGTCAATTCAAAATCCTGGGTGGGTCTGCCACCATTGACCATGCTCCAGCTATAAAGTCGATTGTTGCCGGCCTGCCAGGCATTTTGGTCAGTAAGGATGATGGTGCTGGTACCATTGCCCATGAAGTCTGCTATGGCCACTGAAGCGGCTGTACCACCATAGTTTTGTCCTGTGACCCAGTGTGTGCTAAATGTTCGATTGGCTTGACCAAAGCTGACTCGGCTGCCTGTGGTGAATATGTCAGATCTACCGTCGCCGTTGAGATCATATACGGCACTGTCGTGACCGTTGATGTTGAGATTTAGATCGAGCCTGGTAAAATTTGTGCCATTGTTGAAAAACACCCAACCAGAACCGGTAATTCCTGCCTGATCAGTGTTGGGTGCCACATACATGTCGGTCCTTCCATCACCATCAAAGTCAGCAAACTTCACGCTGGGCTCAGTGCCGCGGATACGATAGTCTGTGCCAGAAAACCATTGGCTGGTTCGATTGACTAATTGACCGTTGCTCCACCCATAGATGTTTAAATCATAGTCAGGATAGGAGCCTTGATTCTGTGTTCCGCTTCGTCCAGCAGTGACGACTTCCTCACCACTGCCACTGAGACTGGCAGTATATAAAGCACTGGAGTCAGATTCAAGAGTGGTGCTGGCTATGGGTTTGACCGAATCCACACGCACAGGCGTAGAGTAAGGAACTTGCCTAAGAATAGGATTGGGGCTATTGTAAGGGCTTCCACCACCTCCGCCGCCGCCTCCACCCCCACAACCAGTGACAACTATGACTGTACCAAAAAGTGCCACCCAAAGCAGTTTACGCCGCATATTATACCTAGAAAAAGTTACAATACTACTATTATAGCACTTGGGCCTTTTTAGGTCAATTTGAGTTGTTGTGAGAAAACAACACTTTCCACTGTGGTAATTCTGTGGAGAAATTATGGGCATAATGCCGGAGTCTGGTCCAATTGTGTTCAAATCTTGGAAGTAATTGTTTTTTAATTTCTAATAGTTGCGTGTGAGATTGATCACAGATCCTCTGTATCTCGTCGGCTACCCGACTGATACGTTTTATCGGATCTGACTCCAGGTCATAGCTGTGATCAATGATGTCGTCAAACACATCAAACCCCAGCGCACGATAACAGGCCACAGCTCGATAAGGAGCCAGCCAAACGGGTATCTGGAACAAAGCAAAACATTTATAACTCTTTTCGGTCATGCCAGGTCTATGATGATGGGTCAACTGTGTGACACTAGATTCGGGTTCATAGGCAGTTTCGCATATGACATTGTACAAGGCATTACTAAGTTCTGGAAAATTTATGTTTCTCTGTTCATGCCACGAAACTTCTAATCGGTCAATCCAGATAGGAAATCCAGCTACAGGAACAGGCGGAGGTTGCAGATAAGATACGCGGCCAAACTGAGTGAGATTTCTTTTTAGTATTTCACAAATCAATTCAAATCTCTGCCATCTATGTCCGTTGTTCAAACAAACAAAATGATGTGTGGGGTCAACTGCAGTCGGCCGGTAATCTTGAAGCATGGTCACAAAATCACTGCACTCATCAACTATGGTATGTACGTGCCGCACTGGACTTTCTGGATCCCACAAACAGGCCGAACGTATGACAATGTGGTCCAAAGATACTCCTGCACTTTCCAATTGTGGTATCAATCGATCAAACCACTTGTGACTGCTGCCTTCGTTGGTAGTTATGATTACCCAGGTATTGGCATCTAGATCATGATAAGGTAGTTCTTGACCTCCAATAGGGTCCAGAATGTAGATTTTGCCGTCGGCTGGTGCCAGTTGCTCAAGTATACCAATTATTCCAACTGGAGGAAAATCAAAACCGTAGTGCTTGATCACACGTTATCGTGGCGCAAATTCTTGTTGCAGTTTGATATTGTCCATAAACTCTTTTTTGGTTGCAGGATCAGTACGGAACGCACCCTTGAGCACCGTGGTTTGAGTCAAACTTGAATGTGCCATGATTCCGCGATTCTCACAGCAACCATGTGTGGCTTGTATATACACACCAATATTCTCTGAATCAGTAGCACGACTTATTTCTCTCGCGATGTCGTTGCATAGTTCTTCCTGTAGAGTACCGCGACGAGCACACCACTGAGCAATCCTAGTGTACTTAGATAAGCCAATAAGTTTTTGGGCAGCAATAATACCAATGTAAGCAACACCAGATACAGGCTGATGATGGTGACTACACATACTACGCAATTCACTACGTACAACAAGCATGCCTTCATATCGGTCCTCACTATCGTTGGGAAAAGCCGTGGCATCGGGTCGGGGTTCATACCGGCCTACCATGATTTCATTGAAATACATCTTGGCCAGCCTACGTGCGGTGCCTGCACTGTTGGGATCTGTTTCTCTATCAATTAATAGTGTATCTAGAACTTTTTCAAATGCCTGAGTGGCTTCGTCGATCAACTGCTCACGTTCACGTTCAGTTTCGATAAACTCACTGATGTTGTCTCCGGCCCAGAATCGTTTACCGCTGGCCCGCATGCTGTCTCGGATGACCTGGCTCAGTGGGCGACCTTCGTCAGGATCTACTACAGCATCCTCATAACCAGGATGATATGGCGCCTCTGCCACAATACGGCTTTGTTGCAAGGCATCGAATGTTTTTTGGCTGGCATTATTTTTCACTGCGTTCTCTCTGTCTTCACTTGTAAATGTTGTCATGGTTTCCTTTTATTATACATGTTATTTAGATTTTTGCAAGATTAAATGGATGTTTATGGATTTATTGTGATTGTCCGGCAATCTGGATAGTCATAGTGTTTGTCAATTTGTTCCGTAAACTTTTTTTGTTCAAGCATGTTCAATCCGGTCACACAATCTTCGGGCCTAAGCATGTAATGATATCCTATTTCAAAATCTTTCTGGGCGTTCCAGTTGTGCTCGGTTCCTATGCTCCATGTAAAAAGATCACGTCCGTCTGATCTCATTTGACTGGCTCGTTCGTAGATTTCAACATCGTCGGTCAAAATACATCCGCCTCTATTGATCTGTAAGGGTTTTGTCCTACCAAAACTAAGACACTGCATGGTTCCGGCTTGATACATGTCTGGCTTTAATAATCTGGCACAATCCCATATCTGTGTTCCTTTGATTTGATAGCTTTCTTTCCAGGCAATATCTTCAAGCTCATATGGAATGTTCAAAATATGCATGGTCATTAGCACGCTTAGATAGGTCCTTGCTGGAAAGGAAACCGGAGATCCATCATGCGTGATCCGCAAACACAGTTCCAGAGCATGTGTACAAGAATCAGTGGTCACGCAGTAAGGAGCACCTGTGTAGGCACACAAAGCCGATTCAAAGTCTTTGATGGCTAAAAAAGCGTCTTTGTAGTCATTCAGTGTTTTCATATCTTGTGATTGTTTTTTGTGTACCAATCCCAGGCATGTCGTAGGATGTCTTCAAGACCATACTGTGGTTTCCAACCACTTATGGTCATGAATTTGGATGCGTCGGCTGTGAGCATGGCCGGATCACCCCCACGCTTGGGACCGTGCAACACGCCCACATCTTGTTGGGTGATTTTGGCCGCGGCCTGGATCACTTCAAGATTACTTGTACCCCGGGTTGTGCCCAGATTGTAAATGTCACTGACCACGGACTGATCTATGGCCATGACATGTGCCGCGGCCAAATCCTCCACATGTATGTAATCTCTCACACATGTGCCATCATTGGTGGTATAATCAGTGCCGTACAAGGTAAAGTCTTGTTTGTTTTTTACCGCTTCTAGTATACGGGCAATGATATGAGTGGCACCAGGTGCCTGTCCATGACGACCTTGACTGTCTGCACCGCAGGCATTGAAATATCTAAAACTCACATAATCAAGGTCGTAGGCATGTTTGTAGCTGGCCAACATCCAGTCGACCATGAGCTTGCTTTGACCGTACGGACTGATAGGCTCAGTGGGATCAACTTCTTGCACCGGTGTCATTATGGGATTGCCATAGGTTGCAGCACTGCTTGAAAAAATCACGCGAGTTTTTATTTTTTGTTGGACCAACCAGTCGCAGAGTATCTTGGTCTTGACAAAGTTGTTGTTATAGTATTCTGCTGGATTCAACATGCTGGGTCCTACCAGACTGGTACCAGCACAGTGTATGATAGCTTCGGGTTGGAAAGTTTTAATAGCACCAAGTGCCACCTCACCTGCAAAGTCCCCTATCAACCATTTGGCACCGCAGTGCTCCAGGTGATCTGGTTGCCACACACAATCTATGGCTAACACGCTGTGTCCTGCATCTAGTAACTTTAATACAGTTTGTCCGCCTATAAATCCTGCTGCACCAGTGACCAATATTCTACTCATTTGTTAAACCATTCCCATGTTTTTGTTAATCCTATGTTGATGTCAGTTTCAGGTTGAAAGCCTATGTCCTGCTTCATTTTTTTGTTGTCTAATACCTTGTATGCTACTCCGTTGTCAAAGGGGTTACCCCATTGTATGGTTGAATCGCCACGTGCCACCGAAACCAACTTTTCGGTCATTTGCTTGATAGTAATTCCTTGCCCTGAACTGATATTTGTGGGTTGACAGGTCGCTTCTGATTTTTCTATATATCTACACACCGCCTCTGTGGCATCTTTTATATAGATAAAATCTCGGACAGCAGTTCCTGTTCCTAACATTGTAACATGATTTTTATCTTGTTTCAACTTGTTGATCAAACTGCCGACAAAGTGACTTTTTTCATAAGACACATGTTCACCTGGACCGTAAACATTGGAAAGAATCAAATATTCCCAAGGTACTTGCAACACCGGCATTAGCTGTAGTTGTATGTGTTTGACTCTGGCACTGTATTCTATGCTGGGATGAAAATTTGAAGAATCAATATCGCATTCACTGACAGTATTTTCAACGTGTTTTGGATAGATACAGGCACTTCCTATGTTGATGAATTTTTTTGGTTGTAGTTTTTGAACCAAACGCCACACATTGGCAGTGATTTGTAGATTTGTATACAGGATGTTTTGTTTGTGTTGTTGATTAAAAACCAAACCTCCAAAAAAACCTGCACTGTTGATCACCACATCATAGCAATCGTTTATTTTGTCTATGCTGTTGGGATCCAACAAATTGATTTGGTGCGAACCTAAAGTAGTCCAAGACCAAGATGGGCGGTGTTGTGCGATGTTGCTGCCTATCCAACCTGTGCCACCTAACAATAATATTTTCATTTAAGCACCGTGATAGGAATTCGACAATCGTCCCACCGATTAGTCAAAAAACTCACTGCTTTACAATCGGTCAAGGGCACAAAGGTATGTGGGGCACCAACAGGAATATAAATTGCTTGACCAGCACCCATGATTATTTTTCTTACGTTGCCGTCATCTAATGGTTCCAAGTAGATGCCTTCGCCGTGTGTCAACAAGATGTACTCATCAAACTCTGTGTGATAATGATTACCACGGGTTACACCAGCTTTGGTGTCAATATAGACAAATTCGACTATGGCATCAAAAGGAATGTAGCTGTAGATGGCACCACGGCTGTCCACAGCCTTGTCACTGATGTTGGGATTTAGTATCTGTATTTTACCAGTCATTGAATATGGATTTCTTTAATGTCTTTGTTTATGGCATCAACAATGTTGTCAGCAACATATTCTGCTGTCAAACTGTGTTCTTGATCATACATACTATTTACTTCTTGAAGACTTTTGGTTCCTTCAAAGTTTCTGTGCCTGAATCCAGTTTTGGTTGGACCAACATTGACTTCAAGAATTTGAATATGATTGGCCTCTTGGCGTATCAGATCTATTGCAGTTTTACTGGCCTGTTTGCTACTGACATACACACTGTGGAACGGTCTTGCATGTTCACGCATGAGGCTGGTGCTGATCCATACAAATTTTCCATTTTTACGACTGTTGGCAAAATGTTTGAGTAGAGCTAGATTACTAGCATAGTTTACCATGATTTGACTGATTTGATTGTGCCAAGAATTTTGCAAAAAACCTCTATATGTTCCTTGACTGTGTCCACTGCTATTCAACAACAAGTCAAAGTCTTTGAAATTGATATCAAACACACGCTCAGGAAAATTTAGATCTAGATCGCTACTAGTCAGGCCTTGCACCTGATATCCTTGCTGTGCCAATAGTTCCACACAGTGAGATCCTATTCCACCATTGGATCCAACCACTAGTGCTTTCAAATTTTATCCAATTTTTTAACTGCATACTTGGCCTGACTTACATGATCTCTATAGCGATTGCCAGCACGATTCCACTGTTCGCCCGAGCCTTCAAGTATGTCCACGATACGATCCACGGTGCCGTCGGTCCAGTCACTAATCAATCCTTGATTGTGATGTGCTTGGTCCAACAAGTTTTCTAACTTGTGGAAGGCATCATCAATGCTCCAAGGAACGTACAGACGATTAGGATCGTCAGCAAAGGTTTCAGGGAAACTGCGATAAGCAGGATATAACACGTTGCAACCAAGAGTATCGGCTTCTGATACTGTGTTAGATACCCAGTCTTGTAAAGCACAATTAAACAGCACACGAGTATCGTTGACAAGAGCGTAGTAATCATTTTTCTTCAAGTTTTCGTAGATTTTGAGTCGGCCTTGATTTTCCAACTCTCTGGCCCGCAGGATATAACGCACATTGTTGCTACGCAATGGGCCACCTTGGAACACAGCAAACTCAATGTTGTCTCGATGATGACCTTGTGCCAGATACATTTCAATCAAGTCCATGTAAAAGTCTGGTTGTTTCTCTTGATCAAATCTTGCAGCAAAGCCCACACGCATGGTTCTATCTGCGAAAGGTTTGATATTAGACGCTCCGCCAATGCGTTCTAGCACTTCCTGTTTGCCAAACGCCAGGCCCGAGATGTTGTAGATGGGGGCAGTCCAACCTGCGATGCGCATGTGGGCAACCATTTCTTCGTTGGTGGCTAGGACACCTGTTACAAATTGGTTAACCATCTTTTCATATGTCGACATCCACTCCGCCATGCCCCAAACATGAACGAAATCATCAGGATCAATGGCTTGAGCAAGACAACGTACATAAATGCGAGGACGCTGAGACTCAGGCACTTGATCCAGAATATAAGGCAAGCTCTCGATACCGGGCTGAAACATGTCTTCAAAGTAGATAATATCTTCATTGGTGACTTCTCCATTACGCATCATTTGCACCAGATTCATCATCTGGCTCATGCTAAAGTAACTACGACCATGTGCGTCTAACACTTGACCCACGCTGATGCTTTGAGTGTTGTCAATGGTGGATCCAGGCACATAGACCACGTCAAGACCTCGACGATCAAATACTCTACGGTTCCATTCTGTAAGTTGTAGTGTGTATCGGGCTTCGTAACTCTCGAGACCCATGTAGAACAGTCGTCTCATATGTTGCGTCCCAGTCTGCGGGCATCTTCCACCCACATGTTCTTGGCATTTTTGCCTTGGCTAAATTTGTTGTACTGTTGCCAGGCATAGGCCTTGAAGTTGAATAGATCTTCCTCGCGGAATCTGTAGCCATAATCTGCACAGAATTCTCTAAAGCGATCTAGTTCATCCATGATCTGGATGGCTCTGGGATTGGGACGATACTCACGCTTGCCCATGTTATTTCCTTTTAAATTTTGATTGATTGATAAGGGCGAGAAGTTTCATACTTGATAAGGCAACCGTTCTCGCCATCTTCGGCTACCTCAATCCATACAGCACGCTCAGGATAACGTGCAGCTATCTGTGTATATAGGTCATCTGCGATCATCTCGCAACTTTTCCAGTCTAGTGCTAGAACGGAACTTTGACCATTATACAACGACTCGAGCCATCGCTTGAACTGGATGAATTCAATGTCTCGGTCATTGTGCCACACATCGATCCACACCCGGAAATGAAAAATGTGCCTATGAGGACTAGCAAGAAACGATACATCATACTCTCCTGCTGTATTTAACCGGGGATCTGTGGCTGCCGCTGGGTAGCAATGGATTCCTTCCTTGCGGAACGTGACCCAGATCTTGCGTTCTGCGGCTTCTCGTATACGTTCTATGGTTTCTCTTTCGCTTTGTATCATAGTGCGTTCCTCATTTCACGGATCCACTCATCCACACGAGTCTCAGCTTCCTTCTGGCTTATGGCCGGTACCGTGATACGGTATGGAGTGCCTGGTCGGTGACGGATGTCATAGCGTATGACACCATCCAGGATCATGTCGTTTTCATCTCGCAACACTGTAAACTCTTGCAAGTTCATGGCACGATAAATCAGTTGTTCTGCTTGTTGTTTTACATCATTCATTTGAGCACCTCATCTTGGGTATATTTAGACCAGTCGGTGAACACCGACCTCCTTTGTAAAGCATGTAGGCTGTGACACCACACTCCGGGGTTAGTGGCTTGAAAGTCTCGATCATCCAGTTTGAGTATGGCATTGTAACCAAACTGTCTGATGTAAGGTAGCTTAACACTGATCATGGGTATAAAGCGATGCAGTTCGACTAGACTGCTTTCCAGCAAACCCTCGGCACAGCTCACATCCAGATCCAAGGTGCACCAAAATCCTGCATCAAGACAGTCAGTGATCATGGTCTCCCATGGTTGCCAACCATTGCCGTCGTCGACCTCTAGTTTAGGAAAGCTTTGATTGGCACCACAGTATATGTGTGTACAGGCATGTCGCCGTGCTTCTGCGATGATGTCTGTTGAATCCTGAACACCTATCACAAACAGGGTTCGTTGTCCAAATGCTGGTGAGTGTTCTACTTCAGTTCCTACAAACATGCTGACTGCTTCGTGGCCATCTCGATTCATTTGCATGGCGTCCACAGTTCCAGGGCCTTGGCTGGATAGATTTGAACTGACCCTTTCTCAGTCCAGCTTTCTACTGCGTAGCCTTCTGGTGTGAGTTCAGTGCTGTAAGTGCCTACAACAGTTCCATGCCATTGGCTGCCGGAGACTTTTTTAACAATATCGCCAAGTTTGAATTTGTTCATTATCGTGCTTGTTCATGTTCGAGTTGATCTAATCGGGCCTGTTGGTCCGGGCTAAAGTCTTGTTCTAATTGTACACTATCTTCATCTGCTTCGTCAACAGTTTCGAACAAGGCATTGAACTGGCTGTGGGCATTCTTGGCCTTTTTGCCTTTGAATCCACGTGTACCCACAATGTCCATCCAATAACGGTCATAGTGTTCGATGATGGCTTCTGCTTCGGCTCGGTCTGGCGTGGCAAATATGGCATCCACAATGTCTTTGAATCGAGCATGGTCGCCATTTTGATTCCACATCATGGCCGGCCATGAACCCGAATCATATTCGAGATTGGCACGTTGTACTGCTTCGATGTGCATCCACACATTGTGCCCCATTAACAGAGCATAGCTGAAACTGTCCCACGACGTCTTGCCTTCCTTGCCGATCTTGTTGAGATCACCTGGTTTGTAGATACAGATGTCCTTCATCTGTAGTTGCTGGCTGATTGGACTTTCATCAAAGTGATTGATCAAGCCGTCGGCAATCACAGCAGGACCAAACTGGCGTGTGTCTGTGGCATACTTCTTGTCATCTACAATAGGGCTCATACGATAACACCACTTTTCGTTGTGTGGCAAATCAATGTGATGATATACCTGTCCGTTGGCCGTGGCCAAGAACGGTGACGCACAGTCAAAGCTGATGGTGAAACTTGGATTCACGTACTTGCGAACAGCACGTTGGATATCAGTTAATAATACTGCCCACTCTAGTTTACTTGTGCCCAAGAAGTGCATCCAATCATGTACGCCTTCTTGTAACAAGCCGTCATGTCTTAGTGCTACAAGTCGTTTAAGCACCAAGTGTACGTCACACATGTTTTGCCCACCCATACTCCAACCATCAAAGTGTGTGTCTGGATATATCTTGGGATCGCAATAGTGCTTCATGATGTCATACCAACGGTCTGCGTCGGCATGATTGGCACCCTGCAATACATTCAAAAACTTGGCACCACCATTCTTCACACCCTTGCGATGTTTCATAAAGTAGTCATTGTTGAACTTGGTGGCATCTACAGCTTCTTCAAGTGTGGTGATCTGGCAAGCCGCTGATGCTTTTTTGTCGTGTATAACCCAGGTTGGAATATCCAGGATCATGCCATAGTCGGCAATACTATCCAACCATTTAAGAACCATTTCACGTTTCTTCTGTGCCTTGGGGCAACCCGAGTTGGCCTTCCAATCACCTTCCCACAGGCCCTTGGCGATCTGGAATCCACCCGAATCACCCAATATCAGTGTGCCGGGCTCACGGTTACGCACCATGTCTTCCGACCAGTCTTGCTTGTTCAAATCCAGGTTGGCATGGCCGCCTGAGTAAAGTGACCATTTGTAAGGGAAAAGACCTTTCTGGCTATTGAGCCAGTTCATCTGTTCCATGTCCTGTATGCCTGCGGGCATCCTAGCCGGGTCCACATAAGGACCTGCCACAGGATCTCTTTGCTTGCCTACGAATGTGGCATAGAATCCACTTATGGCCGGCAGGAATACAGCATAGTCATTCTGCTTGGCAGTTAGATTATCTTGTGTCATTTTGTCAAATGTTGTGCTAACACCATGCAACTGATCCATACCCAGATAGTATTAAATCCTACCAAGGTTGGCAGTAGTTTTTTATTGCTGGCCCATATTAGCGTAAGACTAGTGCCAAGGGTCAAAAAAAACAACCACCATATTGAAATACCAAATATCAAGCCAGGAACGATGATGATCGCTTTGGCTACCCAGCTGAAAAATTCTACAGTATTGTAGTCAGTCCAGTATTCTTTTGTAAACCACATGCTATAACATTCTTTGATTTTGTCCCATCGAGAATGTGAATACACTATTACAATAAGAAAAACAAAAGCAATATTCGCTGACGCAATTTGTGTGAATGTCATTATTTGCTTTGGGCAGGAAGTATGTAGTTGTACACAGCCAGACCCGAATCCACGGTAATCTGTGCTGCACCGTCATCACTGATGCGGAATGTCTTGTCACCAGTCAAATCAAGAATACCAATCACGGTCTTGATGGGCCATGACCATGCACGCTTGAGTGTACCAGTGACACCGGGATGGAACACAAAGTTGCCGGCATGTGTGCTGTGGTCACCAAAGAAAAACTTCAAATCACCGTTTTCTGTCTTGGCTTGGAAGTTGACTTCTTCGGCATTGGCCTGTGCCTGCATCTTGAGTCGCTGTATTGCAGCCACAGTGGGCACAAATTCGATGTGCCAGTTTACACCTTTGAATTTCACAGTCTTGAGCTTTTCATTCACAATCTCTGATGCCATGAATCTGTAGTTGTTTTTGAAGTCGCCAGTGGCGTTGACAAAGTTGATGCCGTCGGGTGCACCAGTGTCTTTGCGAGTTAAACTTAACTGAGCATTTTCCTTGTACTCTTGCAGATTTAATAGGATCTTCAATTTGCTCAAGTTTGGCATGCCAAACGTGCCAATGAAGTCTGCGTGTGGTTGTGCAAAAGCACCTTCTACTACCACGCTACGATCTTCGGCCAAGCCGTTGATCACAGTGCTTTTATCGTCGCCGGTGATCTTTACCAGGTCAATGACCCCTAGATCATGTGTGTGTTCTACTAAGTCTAATAAATGGTCTCTCATTGATATTTCTCCTTGTGTTTGATTATACGGGATTTATTTAGATTCTGCAATGGGTTTGGATATTATTTTTGCCAAGGCCTGGCCGCCTCGCAATGAAGTAAATTCCCCTGGTTTTTTCAATTCCAGCCAGGTACTGGGACCGCCGTCACTCCATTTGAACACTACTTCAAACCCCAAAGTTTGTGCCAACTGCATGATAAGACGGCCCGGGGTATAACAACAATATTTTTGTTCAACCAGCATCACTGCCTTGTCATTGTCACAGTCATTAAAAGTCATCAACAATACTCCACCAGGTTTGAGCTTGGTCAAAAGTTCAGACAACCATTTTTTTATGACTTCGAACGGTCTGAAATTGAAATAGTTGTAGGCCAGTATTACACCAAATTGTGAGTCAGGCAATCTATGTAAAATATGATTATCATCGCGCTCATCGACTACATAGACCCTTAATCGTTGCTGATATACTTCGTTATACTGTTGCACAGCCGGAGCCAATAGTTCATGACGGAGATCTACTAGATATAGAGGATCGCATGCGACCATGTCGTTGATATAAGTTTCTACTCCAGGTCTTAAAATCATTGCAGGATATTTCCAACTATTGTAACGACTCATACGGGCAGTTAAGTATTCTACGGTTGACTCACTCAGTTGAGGATGTCGGTTGATTAGGTCCTCTACAGTTTCATTTCCAAATTCATTTTCATACAAGGTATAACTGTCTAAGAAATAAGGATGCTCTAGCTTGTTGATCAATTGATCAACATCCTGTTTCAATGTGTCTATAAGGATTTCAAAATCATGAATAGACTGTTGTATATGCTGATTTTGATTTTTGAGTTTCTCGGTATAATTATCTTTTCCCATAGGATGAATGCCGGACAGATACATCACTTTGTTTACTTGGTCTCCTACATTTTTTTTCATAGGTTGGAGATCTAATTTTTGTAGTTCATTGAGATAATTGACTAAGGTACTCAGTTTCATATTACCACTCAAATAAAGTTTGGAATGTGTTTTCTGTGTTGGTAGCCGACGCTAGGTCCCAGTCTAACACACCTAACAGATTATCCAATTTCTGATCCACTACTGTGGTTTCCATCTCTGCATCGTCAAACGGAAGTTCTTTGAACCAAGCTGGCAAATGAATCTCGTCTGTGGGATATCCTATGCTGGTCCAGCCCAGAGGATTGGACTTTAACTTACACACAATGGTCTTCATGCCATCCACAATCTGCATGCTGTACTTGTCTGAATTCATTTTGCGCAGATTGTTCCAGTTGATGGCTGCACGCACATGTCCTGGCATGTTGGCTTTTCCCAGGCGTTCTTCTTCCTTGGCATACTTGGTCAAGTTGTTCACACGCTTGGGACTGCCCTTTTCCCAACCGGGACGCTCTTTAAACTTATACTTGAATTCGCGAATCTTTTCAATGATCTGCTCACGACTTGTGCCAATCAGCACCTCGTCGAGAATTTCGCTTAAAAACTCTTGAATAACCTTGGGAGTGTCACTGCGTTTGAGATCGAGACCCATGGCTTTTACTTTACCAGGGCTACCGTGTGTGTCAACACGCTTGTTTTCTTTGTCATAATACATGACAGCATAACGCTTTTTAGTGATAAACAAACCTTTGCTGGCAACAATTTCACGGCCACCTCGGATCACATCGCCCATTTCACGCGGCACATGGAATGCCTGTTCCATAAAGCCAGGAAAGCTATCGTTGACTTGATCAGCAATACTGTTATACAGTTGAACGGCAATCTCTCTTGACCAGGTCATGTTGCCGGCTTCTATTTCTTTTTGCAACACCGGATAGGCTGAGAAGTAGCATGAGTCTGTGTCACCGTAAATGATGGCTTCACCTACGTGGTCATAAGATCCAGTGATACACTCGTTGACATAAGCATCCATGTGTCGAGCAATGGCACGACCTGTCAGCGTGGTGCTCTGTCCAATGCGCTTGTCAAAAAATCTGCAACCAGGATTCAAGATAGCACCATACAAACTGTTTAGATTAATCTTCTTGACCAACTGTCGCTTGTCCCAGTATTCTTCATCTTCAGGATTCTTACACTCTTTGAGTCGGGCCTGCATCTCTTTACGCTCGGCATACCAGCGTTTTAACAAGCCTGGAATCACTGCTTCTTTCTCATAGGTAAAGATAGTGCCGTTGGCTGTGAGCATCCAAGGTTGATTGCTATCAAAAATTATCTTCCATACATCAGCGGCACTGTGAATTGATTCTTCGCCATCTTTCCAATCAATAGTAATTTCTGTGCCCGGTTCGGTATTCATCACAGCCGTGTATTCCAAACTACCAAACAGGCCCTCCCATGCACCAGCAAAACTGCTGCCACTACGCATTTTGTCTTGAATATATCGTTCGGTCATTACAGGACGAAGTTGCCCCACAATGGTCTCGGGCCCCATGTTCAAGGCACGGATGGCACTGGGATACAAACTGTTGATGTCTATACTACCTACATACTCGTGGATGCCTTTCTTTGGAAAGGCCACATAAGCTCCAGCGGCCTGCGTGTCTTCATCACTGTAACGTTCCTTGCGATTGGGCACAACCATGCCACGCTCGTGTGCTTCGTTGATAATGGCCTGTTCAGTCACAGCCACAGCACCCATTGTGGTTTGAAGCAACACTGTGTTTTCGTGTGCCAAGGTGTTGGCAAGATCCAAGAACTTTAATTTCTTGTCCAGCTTGCCCAGAATCATTGTATCTTGACGGTTGTATTCGATGAATTTTTTAAAGTTTTGATTGTACAGTTGATCTAGTGTGCCTTCAAACACTGTCTTGGTTTCTTGGAGTTCGTATTCGGCAATGGCATCCAGGCTATAACTGTGACGTTCTTCGTAGGTGTACTTGCGATACAGTTGCATATAGTCCATATGCACACGACCAATCAAGTCATAGGTTTCATTCTCTGCACCAAAGCGTTCAAACATACGTTTCTTGGGATATTGATTCCATAAACAGAATCTACGTGTGTCATCTTTGCTTAGGACCCGAGTCACACGATTTACTGTGTAGGGTATATCATAACCCTCACTGTTCCAACCTGAGAGTGCATCCGCGTCTTCGATTAGATCCAAGAACGTTTTTAACATTTCTTCTTCGCGATCAAACACAATGCAGTTTTCGAACTCGCCGGCGATTTCATTCGCGGTCTCACGACTCATGTGTTTTGGTGGAACAACCAGGGTGACCATTTGCTCTAACCATTGCAGATAAACTGAGATAGCAGTGATAGCATTAAATGGATCTGTGGTTGGGCTAAAGCCACGTTCTGGATCGAAGTCCACCTCAATGTCAAAGAACGCTACATTTAGCCGGGGACCGTCTTGACCCTTGTAGTTTTCTTCCAAGCAACGGAATATGGGATTGATATCACTCTCATACAACTGCTTGCCTGACTGTATGCGGATCTCTTTGCGGAACTCTTTGTTGTTTCTAGTGCTAAACCTTGACACAGGCGTGCCATAGATACTAGTAAACTTACCGCGGGGATCATCGTAATAGAATATGTAGTTGGCTGCGTATTCTTGATAGCGACGTTCACCATCTCTGCGTTCAACTACATGTATGCGATCGTGTTCACGATCAAATAGTGCGTCAATATAACTCAATGCTTTCTCCAGTTATGGCTGGCGGGCCATGATTCATGTTGCTTACGGCAACGACTCGCTGTTAATAGTAACAGTACTTATAGTGTTTTGCCTACAGTGGTCAAGATTTGTTCCAGTAACTCGTGATCCTGTTGCTCACGTCCAAATTCACTCTTGTGCGCCAGACGAATGGCCTTCTTGAGAACATTGGGTTTGATTTCTAACTCTTCGGCAATGGCCTTGACTGTGTCGTTGAGACCGCCTGTGAGTGTTTCAATTTCATGCATGACCTGCATGCCTTCATTGATGACCTGATTGAGTTTCTTGGTTTGTTCTGCATTGAAATTTTTGGTTGTCATGATTTTCTCCTTAACTTGTTTACTATACAGAATATTTTATAGTCTGTCAATGATTATTGTTCTTGTTTGATTTCTTTTTCAAACTGACCGCGTAACTTGCTGATCAATTCCACGCTTTTGGTAAAATGTTCCTGCGCAGTGATTCGATCAAACTGTGGCGGCATAAATCCGCTTGACTTGATTATTTCAGATTCACCAATCTGATTTGTGGCCTGTTCAAGTATTTTGCCCAGTTGTTGCCTGCGATTTGCTGACATGGCTTGATTGGCCATTACAATATTGATAACTGATGGAGCCACTATACCTTGCTCACGCAGTGTAGGCACATCAGGATATTCTAGCAGACGTTTTGGACAACTCACAGCCAAATTCTTCAAGCGTGGATTTTTAGAACGTAGATTTTCAAATGTGGTTGGAGTATCGATGCCAAAAGTCACTCCGTTGTTGCCGGCCATGTTTACTACCGCATCATAGTTAGACTTAAATGGTACCAAACGTATTTTTAAATTGTATTTCTTTCCAATCTGCAAGGCAGTGAGATGGGTGGCATTGCCGAATCCCACGGTACCCACGGTGAGTTCTTTGGAATCTTTGAGTCCAAAAATTGATGAACTACGGGCCACCGTTGACATGACCATCCAGCAGGCATCGCCCAAACTCCAAACAGGAACATAGTCTGCGGCCGATAAGATTTTCTGTTCGATATTTTCAACAAAAGATGCTGCAATGATGGTCAAATTACGCTGTGGATCTTGATCCATTTGTTTGACTGCTATGACTTGATTGCCGCCGGGACGGAATTCCAGCACAAATGTATAGTCTTTTTGAATGTTGTTGGCTGTTTCAATGATACGCAACATGGCCGGAGTGCCGCTATGGCTGGCTGTGTAAGGAGTTTGTATGCGTATGACTTCCTGAGCTTGAGCGACCGAAATCCAGATCATGCCCAGCGTCAGCAATATCTTTTTCATTTGGAAATCCTCTTATAAGTAACTCACTATATATTAAATTTCTCAGGTAGGTCAATGAAAAGAGCAGTGTTGTGTGTTCCCAATCCTCAGGACTACATAGATCAATTGGATGATTACAGCATCATGATCATGAATCCAGATTATACTCCTGCGAGGAAAAAATATCTTTTGGATCAATCTGATTGGAGCCTTCTGATTGAACCCAATCACCAACAAAAAAGATCGGGCGGCGACTACAGCAACGAACGACTGCTGTGGTACACTTCGGGCACTGTGGGTGACAGCAAATTTTACAGTTTCAGTCAACAGAAACTAGATAACCTAACTAAGTCTATTATAAAGGATCTTGATATTACTGCCAATGACAGATATGTGGGCGTGATGAGCCTTTGGCACGCACATGGTCAATCACTATATTGGGCCACACGAGCCGCAGAATGTGAAACTCATTTTTTGTCGGTTCGGCAGGTGCGCCAGATGGTCGATTACCAGCCCACATTTGTGTCGGCCATCCCAGATATTTTAAAAACCATAAATCAATTGCCATTGACAAATTTGAGGTTCATCAGAAGTGGAAGTGCACCACTAGATCAAAAATTATATTGGGCATTGAATGATAATTTCAAGGTGCCGGTCGTAGAATATTTTGGCATGACTGAAGCCATGAGCCATGTGTTGTCTAATCCCTTGCATGGAGAACGTAGACCTGGTACCGTGGGTGTGCCAACACAATGCATACAAGCCCAGATCAAAGATAGCTATCTATGGATCAAGAGCCCTAATGCCTATACCAACGATTGGTTCAACACCGGCGATCTAGCTGAACAGGATCAAGACGGATACTATAAAATACTGGGTCGCGGATTAGATAGAATAAATCTGCGAGGTTATAAATTAGATCCAGTGAGTGTGGAACAAAAACTCAAAGATCTGCTGCCGCAGATCACAGAATGTGTGATTTTTGGAAATCAGCAACTGAACTGTGTGTATAGTGGAAATGTTGACCGTGCCCAGGTCAGGAAATCACTGATTCAGATCCATAGTTTGTTTACGGCGAAATTTATTGAAAATGTCGAAACCATTCCGCTTGGTCCCGGAGGCAAAATTTCCAGAACATGGTTAATAAAAAAATATCAATGCGGTTGATTATTTGATTTTTCTAGCTGGGGTTCCTGCATACTTTCCGGCACTAGTTAAATCTTTGGTCACGGCACTGAATCCCATGACTTCAACGTTGTCACAAATTACAGCGTTGTTGACAACTGTAGATCTAGCATTTAAGACGCAATGATTTCCTATTTGAGATTTGCCAATGATCATAACCCCGGGACGAATAATACACCCATGCCCAATTTTGGTATAATGCCCTATCAACGTGTAGTGATTGATAATGCAGTGCCTTCCTATGTTGCTGGACAAACCGACATGACACAAATCAAATATGAAAGTTCCGGGCTGTATGATAGGTGCAGGATCTCTTGCTATCACAGCAGAATCATGTATCACTGTTATCAAATCTAACTGACAGTTATCTACAAGATCTGTAACCTGTTTTCTGGACTCCAGGTCAATCCACGACGACACTATGTATTGAAACTGTTGTTTATTTTCTAGTCCTAGAAATTCATCGGGTTCAATGACCTGGGCAAAGTGAGTTTTAGAAATTTCCTGCATAAACTCTTCGGTCATAGAAGATTTCCGGTATCCTATTATTAAAATAGGTTTGTGATTGGCCAGTATCATGGGCGGACATTCCAAGATATTTTTTCAAAATCTCGTTGGGCACGATTTTTGAGTATGTCAAGCATTTTATTTTTTATAAAATCTATATTGCTAATAAAACGATGTTTATTTTGCATCCAAAGTTTTTTGGTTCTATTGCTGTCAGACAAAAGCAAACGGTTCAAATTTATGCTGGCACACAACCTATCCAAAGGATCTTGTATACTGTCATAACTGTGATCTACTATGTCGTCAAACATATCAAATCCTAGGTCTTGTAAAAATTTAACTAGCCCGGCACCACCTATTAGTATCGGAAATACACACCCATACACTGAATTTTTAAATTTTTCACTGACTCCCAAAAAAGGAAAATTGAACAGTGTTTCAGAAACAATTTCAACAAAATGATTTCTATACAATGATCTCAACGAAACATCAAAATTTTCGGCATTAAATCCATTGGAGGGTTGACTAGAAAATTGATTGTAAATTTGATTTACTTGATCCAAACTTTGATATAGGTCTAAAGTTTTCAGTTTTTCATATCCACGCAACAGTGCAGGTTTAACTTGTTCAATCTGTTGTTGGGTCAAGGTCCAACTGCATCTTTCTAGCCAGGCAGACGCTGTAGCATTTTTTTTATCAAAACTCACAGTTCCATATTGTTCAAAATTTAGACCTAACAGGTAACTGACAAGATTGATACGATGTTGGCGCGGTTGCCTATTAAGACACATAAAAATTTTGTCGCTGTTAAAATTTTTATCTAATTCTGGAAGCAGAACTTGGTATTCGTGTGCTTCTCTGCTCAACCCAGATCCAAAACGCACCAGATGTAATCTATCATGTGTTAGGGTTTTTTCTAAATTTTCATGTGAGTAAAATAACACAAATTTGGTATCAGGATTATTGTTTACCAACTTTAAAAAATTTTTAACAAATGGTATAGGGTCTTTGCTTGTATGATCATATTCTCCTGGTTGTATCAGATCAAAATTGATAAAAATAAAATTTGGTTTTTGAGTGAAGATATGATCAAAATTCTCACTCGAACAACTAAATCTATCATAGATTTGATATTGCACATCCTTGGGTATGGTTTCTAACAAACTGTTGATATTTTTAACGTTCCAGTCGTTCAAAGGAAGTTGTATGGGCGGATGATTGTTAATTATCATGCAAGTAATTAGCTCACTTTAGGCATCACGGTAGCGAATCGCGTAGCCAGCCCAGCAGCCGGGCATCTGGTCCTAAGGCCAAATCCTATTTGCGTCCGATGACCATGTAACGAGTGTATTGGGTTTCAGGGTCACGCAGTTGCATGCGTCCGTGATACAACACTTGACTCAATGGAAAACGGTCTACGATATCTTGTGTGCTCGAAAAACTGCGATTGGGATCATGGTCACGGGCTTGCATGACCACAAGTGTGCCGTCGGGTATGTTTAAAAACCAACTACGTCCCTGCATGTCGGTCAGGCTGGTGTTTATGACCACACCAGATTCGCCCAGTTGACGGTAGTCAAGTTTGTTGCTGTCGGCCAGCATGTATTCTACGTTGTCTGCGCCAGACAAGTCCAATAACTTTTTGCTAGTACTCAAAAACTTTTTGTCTTTTTCCACCAGCACAATCTTGTCAGCCCGTATTCTACCTTCCAAAGTCATATACAGGGCCAAGTTGCCATACCAGGAACCCAACATGTAAATTGTAGAATAATTTGTTTGTATCCGTTCCAGTTCGCTCAACAACCAGACCTTGCTGGCTGTGAGGTCACGTGTGAAACTGCCTGCTAGGCTGTAACCACTGCTCTCGTCTAAATTACGCTGGTGCGTATGGAAGTCTTGGAGTATCATGGCCGTGGTCTTCAGGATATACTGGGTATGGGTTCATTTGCCGTCCACGTGTAGTTGACTGCCTTTGTTGAAACTGGG